GGAATTTTCCACAGCCTTTTTGGGCAAAGATTATTCAAGAAAAAGTTCAAGCTATGTTAGCTAAGAAAGGAGCATAATATGAAATTAATTTTAGCATTGATTTTAACATTTGGCGTTGCCGTGTGTGCTTACGCAGGTGGCGAAACTAAAGAAGTTTGTACACCAAAAGTAGACAAAGCAGGTAAAGCTGTAATGGACAAGAAATCTGGCAAGCAAGCTGAAGATTGTAAAAAGATCAAAGTCCACAAGAAAGTAGAAGGCGATAAGGTACCGGACGGCAAGAAAAAGTAATCAAACTCTTGACAGGCTCCATATAAAATAGTATAATTAATACTATTATGGAGCCTTTTTTACGACTATGACTGATTATTACCAAACACTAGGTGTTAGCGAAAACGCTAGCCCGGATGAAATTAAAAAAGCGTATCGGACTTTGGCTAATAAACATCATCCTGATAAGGGAGGTGACCAAGCCAGATTTAAAGACATTAGTGTTGCTAATGATATTTTAAGTGATCCACAAAAACGAGCCGAGTACGATCAACAACGTAAGTATGGCGGGGGTCCGCAAGTAAGATTTTCTACTGGTGGATTTGATTTCGGAGATATTTTCCACCAACATTTTCAGCAAGCCGGGCATCCTTTTGGCGGGCCTTTTGGTGGCATGTTTAATGACATGGGCCGGGGTATGCGAAAAAATCGAGATTTAAATATCCAATGTACTGTATCGTTTATTGACAGCTTCAACGGAAAACAGTTAGAAGCAAACTACCAACTACCGAGTGGTAGAAATCAAAATGTTGTTATCAACGTGCCTGCAGGAATACGACACGGTGATACTATTAGATACGGTGGGCTTGGTGACGATTCATTCCAAGGTGTGCCGCGTGGTAATTTAAATGTAACTGTGCTGGTACAACCTGATCCTGTATACAGACGACAAGAAGACGATGTATACATGACTGTAGACATCACTCCAATCGAAGCGATGATCGGTACAAGAAAAACTGTCAAGACACTAACTGGTCAAAGTTTAGATTTAGAAATCCGTCCTGGTGTTGAATCCGGTGTTGAATATGCTAGTAATGGTCACGGCTTTGTCAACGTAAATATAGGTAACAGGGGTAGATTTGTATCTGTCATTAACATTAGATCTACAGCGATAACAGATCCAGAATTAGTAGCAAGGTTGCGACAAATAGATGCTAACATTACTCAAAGAAGATGATCCAATTCTTAAACAACAAGCAGAAATGTGGGATTTTAAAAATCACGTTAATGCGGCTGTTATAGAACGTGAGATGCTAGAACTAATGAAAGCCAGTAATGGTATTGGCCTAGCGGCCAATCAAGTCGGTCTATTGCGTAGAGTCTTTGTTATACAATTAAAAGACGGGCGAGAGCTTGGTTGTTTTAATCCGTGGATCATGTTTGGTGATAACGACTTTATCACAAGCGATGAAGGTTGTCTGAGCTTTCCAAATCTTTGGCTTAAAGTTCCGAGACATAATAAAATTACTGCCGCTTATCTTGACAATACGGGAAAAAACTGTATAATAGAACTTGAAGGCCTAGATGCTAGATGTTTCCAACACGAATTGGATCATTTAAATGGGGTGACATTTACAGAATACGTAAGTGATTTAAAATTAAAAATGGCACGAAAGAAACAGAGGAAACTTAATGGTTGAACCAAGCGACAATTTACAAGCAGTATTTGAACGAGCTATTGACACTGCTAAAAAACTACACCACGAATATTTGACTATTGAACATTTGCTATGTGCAATGCTCATGGAAGAAACATTTATAGCATGTCTCGAAGAGTTTGGTGCTAAACCTGAGAATTTAAAAAATCAGCTACTCGAGTATCTACAAAATAAATGCGGTGAAATTACCGTACCAGATGTAGTGATTAAACCTAAAAAAACACAAGCTGTGGAACGTGTACTTAATCGTGCGTTCACGCAAGTACTGTTTAACGGACGTCAAAAAATTGAACCAACTGATGTATTCCTAGCAATGTTAGGCGAAAAACGTAGTTGGGTTTATTACTATGTTGCCTTAGCTGAGATCGATAAAGATAGATTTGCGAGCTTTATTAACTCTGCTGGAGAAGAACAAGACGAAGAACAAGAAGCTGGTCCGCAAAGTAGTAAAGTCCTACAGGCATATACTACCAATTTGAACGAACAAGTTAAAAAAGGTAAAGTAGATCCAGTTATCGGTCGCATCGATGAACTAGAAAATATTGCACTGAGTTTAGGTCGACGTAGTAAGAACAACGTGATCCTTGTAGGAGATCCTGGTGTAGGAAAAACGGCCATAGCCGAAGGACTTGCATACAACATCGTTAAGGGTGCTGTACCAGACTTCTTGAAAGATTACACTGTCTATAACTTAGATATCAGTGCTATGCTTGCAGGTAGCAAGTATCGTGGAGATTTTGAAGAGCGTTTTAAAATGATTCTTAAAATCTTGACTAAGAAGGGCAAGACTGTATTGTTTATTGACGAAGCACATATGATTAGTGGTGCAGGTTCAGCAGGTAATTCAGCCAACGACCTTGCTAATATGATGAAGCCAGCATTGAGCAAAGGTAACATTAAAGTTATCGCTAGCACAACATGGGAAGAATATCGCAAACATTTTGAAAAGGATCGTGCTTTAATGCGTCGATTCCAACGCATCACTGTTGACGAGCCTACACAAGAAGTAACATTACAAATCCTTAAAGGTATTAAAAAATACTACGAAGGATATCATAATGTTAAAATTCGCACAGATGCTTTACAAGCGGCTATTAAGTTGTCCGTTAAGTATCAAACAGACAAGAAACTTCCAGATAAGGCAATTGACCTAATTGATCTAGCATGTTCACGTTTTAACCTTAAGTTAGCAGACGAAAGAACAATCGGTGAGCAAGAGATTCAATTTGAATTAGCCAAGATGATTCAGATGCCTGAAGAAAAAATCATGGAAACTGAAAGCTCTACGATGGCTAACTTACAAGATAACGTGCAGGCCGATGTATTCGGACAAGATGTTGCTGTTACTGAAATTGTAGATAAGATTATTGTAGCACAAGCTGGATTGAAATCAGAAAACAAACCTATTGGATCATTTGTGTTCATGGGGCCAACCGGTTGTGGTAAGACCGAAACTGCTAAGTCGCTGGCCAAGCACTTAGGTGTTAAGCTACTACGCTTTGACATGTCAGAATACCAAGAGAAGCATAGCATCTCCAAGTTAATTGGTAGCCCTCCGGGTTATGTCGGGTTCGAAGAGAACGCCGGATTGTTGATTACACAGATTCAAGAAAATCCAAATGCTGTGTTATTATTTGACGAGGTAGAAAAATCACATCCAGATGTGTCGACAATCTTGTTGCAAATGATGGACAATGGCTTTATTACTGGTTCAAATGGGAAACAAGCAGACTGCCGTAACTTAATTCTTATTCTTACAACCAATGCTGGTGCTAACGAAGCTGAGAAAAATGCAATTGGCTTTGGCGCACAGGAAAAAGAATACAGCGATAAAGATCTTAAAAAGTTCTTTACTCCAGAGTTCCGCAATCGCTTAGATGCAATCATTACATTTAACAAACTACAACGTGTTACTATCGTTAAGGTTGTTGAGAAGTTCCTTGAAGAATTGCGTTCACAAGTTAAAGATAAGAATATCAAAATTAAGATTGATAAAGAAGCAGTTAACTGGTTAGTTGATAATGGATATGATAGTAAGATGGGGGCCCGCCCACTACAACGTGTTATTGATAAGGAAATCAAGCGTGACCTTGCTAAGATGATGTTGTTCGGCGAACTACGTGGCGGCGGTTGGTTAATGGTCAATGTTGCTGATAATAAGATCGTACTTTCTGCCAAAGGTAAACTAGCAGATGTACCTCTGTTAGCAATAGATGATGTTAGAGAAAATGCAAACTAAGATAACTAATCGACTGTTTAATAACAAATACCAATACAAAGTTGTATTAGTTTGTGGGGGTGCCTCTTATTTTAGAGATAAAGACTTTGATCATATAAGAGAGCGCCTTGCTAAATTTAGTTTTGAAAATCCGGGAACGCGATCATATCATAGTTCGGGTATTAAAAATCAAGAAGAATTAGATTGGACGTTTAAGTTGTTAGTGGCACTACAGGGTATGACTGATTATGATATCCGTGTTGAACAGCCGTTTTTATCCATTTATACAAATACAAAGAAAAACATTGACAAGTTAACTAAGATCAATCCAGATAAAGTAAAATACATCAGTGTACCGCCTACTAATAATACCCTAACAGAAAACACGATAATTACAAGCAAAATTGATTTTGATTATCGTGTTACCTTGGGCAAAACTACCCGCGAACATTCAGCGTTTGTATCTTGGGCAAACAACAATAAGAAGTTACGATTAACTAAGAGCTGTATCAAAGATTTGCAGAAAAATAACAGCTGGGGCGGAACTTACTTCTATATCACCGGCGATAATAACTTACTCTTGGCAAAAATGCACTTGGGCGAAGCTATAAACAGGGTAGATCGCATTATAAAGACTAATCCGTAAGTTCGTTAAGCGATAAATACTCTAACCGCAGAGTATTCTGCTGTCTTTTAATTACGGATCAAAAAATGCGCATACAAGAACTGCTAGAAGGTAAATTTTTTAAAGATATAGACTTTGTTAAACAGGGCGAAAAAGGCCGTGAGTTAGACTACGATTTAACAGAGGATATAGCATTTTTTATGAATCATGACGATGATGCATATCGTCGCCATACTCACCCAGCTATCATGCACTGCGTTGACAGCATGAAGCATCATATCAAACCTAAAGCAGATATTTTTGCATCAGCAATCAAAGAATGCTACAAGATGTATGTAAAGCAATTCCCAATTCGTGAGCTTCCAGATAACTTAGACGAAGAAGTAGTTAAACAAATATGCGATAAGATGCATGAAGAAGTTCTCCAACACATCGGTGATGGAAAGTACAAGGACTAATTGTGCGACTACGTGAGCTGTTCATCCGTGAGAACAAACCGGCGCCTGATGATAGTATGGAAAAATACGGTCGGGCGTTTAACCACCCCGAACATTTAGTATTTTTCAAAGGTTCCAAGGGAACAATTGAAGCCCTAAATCATTTTAAAGAAATTGCTACAGAACAGCCTGGAGAATCAACTGTTAGGGGCAAGTGGGACGGTAACCCGCAGGTATACTGGGGCAGAGAAGTTAAAGGTGGTCCACTAATTCTAGCAGGACATAATCAATGGTTGCGTGGTGTTAAAAGTGATAATAAAGAATCAGTATATGATTTTATCGCCAATCAGAGCGGTAAAGTAAAAACACCAGAAGAACAAAAAGCAAGACATAACTTCGCAACAAACTTTAGCAATCTATATCCATTGTTCGACGCGGCAACTCCTAGAGATTTCGTAGGGTTTGTTTATGCTGATGCATTGTTCGGAGTGGACCCATCCTTAAATAAAAAATTAACCAAGATGGATGGTTATCCTAAAGGCGTATGGACGTTTTGTCCTAATCCTAATTCGAAAACTTGTTATCATGTTGAAGCAGACCCTGAAAAAAGTGAACTAGGTGCAAGGATAGCTCAAGCTAAAGTTATGGTAGTCGGACATGCTAAATTTGACACGTTTGGAGCTCCAGATAGAGCGCAACAACCAATGGATGACTTTGAAATGTTCAACCAAACTAGTGGTTTGATCGTTCAAGGTCCTATCTATACTAGCAGT